GGGATTTCTTTTATAACTGGACTGAGGCTAGAGGTTTCTCTGGATTCTCTGATGACAAGACATTTACTTGTGACAGGGAGTTTGAAGTCGCAGGAGTTGACGCAGCTGGTAGAGTATATATACCCGCGCGTGAGTATATGCGTAAAACCTTTTCTAAGAACATGGGTAAGCCTTTGTTTGAGAATGAGGCTAAGAATATGATGATGATGGGTAGTCGTGGTTTTGGTAAGTCCTACGGAGTTGCTGGTGGGGTTATCGGTCATGAGTTTATATTCGATGGGATGAAAGAATACGATCCTGCGTACATAACAAACCCTCCGTCTACAGAGATAGTAGCTGCAGCAGGTGATGCTAAATACTCAGCGGATATTCTAAATAAAACTAAGTTTGGTTTAGATAACCTTCCTGGGTACATAGAGTTAGAGGATAAGTTCTATCCCTCTCCATTCTCTAAGCAATACTCTGGATCTTGGATGTCTGGTAAAGAGGTTAAGGCTGAATACAAAAAGAAACTTGGGGGTACTTGGCAAACTAGAGGTAGTGGGTCCAAGATTAAGCACAGAACATTTAGAGATAACGCATTTGCTGCCAATGGTACGCGTCCCGCTGTAATGGTGATGGAGGAGATTGGTATGTTCTCTAATCTTAAAGCCGCACATGAAGCTTCGGTGGAATGTATGAAGAACGGTTCCTACAAGTTCGGTAGCTGTATGTACCTAGGTACTGGTGGTGATATGGAAGGTGGAGGTACTGTAGATGCAAGAGATATGTTCTACAATCCAGATGTCTACGACTTAATATCATTCGAAGATACTTGGGAAGATAAAGGGAAGATTTCCTATTTCGTTCCTGCGTATATGGGATTGAACCAATACAAGGATAAAAACGGATTTACAGACGAAGCTCCAGCTAAATTATACCTAGATAAATTTAGAGACAAATTACGCTCTGGGAAGAACTCTAGGAGCGCATTGAATGCAGAGCTCCAGAACAGACCTTTAAAGCCGTCAGAGGTCTTCCTAACGAAGACTGGGAACCATTTCCCTACTGCTGATCTTATGGATACTTTATCTAACCTAGATGTGGAGAATGCAGAGACTAATGTGGACTATATCGGTAAACTATTTGTAACCGCTACAGGGAAGATAGAATGGAAGCCAGACGCTAAGTTAAAACCTATCTACGATTATCCTTTAAGAATAAGTGACGAGATTGAGGGCTGTGTGATTATACATGAGATGCCTTACGAGAATGGCGAGGAAGAAATTCCTTATGGCATGTATGTTGCAGGATGTGACCCTTATGATCATGATGAAGCTACTACAGCTTCTTTAGGATCATTGATAGTACTAAACAAGCTTACCAATAGGATTGTGGCTGAATATACTGGTAGACCAGAGACAGCTAACCAATACTACGAGGTAGTAAGGCGATTACTAAAGTTTTACAACGCTAAGTGTCTCTACGAGAACGAGCGAAAGGGTTTGTATCAATACTTAGAGCATAAACACGAAACTCATTTACTTTTGGACCAACCTGAGATAATAAAGGATGTTGTTCAGAACAGCAGAGTGAGTAGAGGTAAGGGTATGCACATGTCTAAGCCTTTAAAGAATTACGGAGAGGAACTTATAAAGATGTGGTTATTAGATAACTACGGACAGGATGAAAGTCTTATGAATCTCCACAAGATACGAAGCCAAGGACTGTTAAAGGAATTGATAGCATACAATGCTGACGACAACTTTGATAGGGTGATGGCCTTCATGATGGTTATGTATCATCTAGAGGAAGTTAAGAAGCATACCGTAGAAAAAGAAAAGAAAATAACAACCATATACGACCAGGATTTCTGGGATAAACCTCTGTATAAGAGGGGTAAACGCAGAACCTTTTAGCTATAAAACTTTAAACTTAATTACTAAGTAGTTAGGTTAAGGGTTGTGTAGTCTAAATAATTGTATATTTTTGTACTTTAATTCGCGAATTTAAAAAAAACAATGACATGGCAAAAGTAAACGTAACTTTGTCTCTATCTAGTACTGACTTGTTTGCAAAACAGGCCCTTAGTTTCACAGAGACAGATTCATTATCTCCTGCGGGAGATACGCAGGTAATGGGGCGTATAGTAACATCAGGTGCTGGGACGGTAGATTGTCTCACAATGGGAACAGGAACAGCGATCAGACCTTTAGCAGGTACTGATGATAGAGCTTATTTGTTTTTACATAACCTAAGCGTTACTTCAGGGGAAACCTTAATAGTTAGATTAAGAGCTGCTGTAGGTACCGCTGGTACAACAGGAGATTACTTTTCAAACTTAGGACCAGGAGAATTTTTATTCATTCCTATTTCGGATATGCAATCAGTGGATCTTGAGGCTGCGGCTGGGAATCCAGTAGCTGAGTTTATCTTGATGGAAAAAGCATTAGGAGCATAATCTTTAAGACATAAAAACATGGCAACTTTAAAAACAACGTTCAGTATCTCAAGCACAGACTTGTTCGATACTGTGAATATATCAAAGACTATAACTGATTCTTTAGTTATAGATGGGGATAACCGTCAAGGTTTAACCGTAGTCAAAACTTCTACTTCATTTTTAGATATGACTGTAGAAGCTTTATCAGGAGCAATTAAAAAAGCGTATGTTTACGCTAAGAACTTAGATGCAACTGATGACTTAATCTTTGCAGATGATGGCGGACAGATCTTCGCTCGTCTTGCTCCAGGAGAATTCTTATTCTACCCTACAGCAGACAACACTAAAGTGCAGGTAAAATCATCTGCGAACACTCCACTTTGCGAGTACTTACTACTTGAGGTAGCATAATAAAACTTACATATGGCCAATATAGATTTTCCTAGGCAGAAATTAAGTCTGCGAAAAAAGACCCAGAAATGGGGAGAAGAATGTATAGAGGCTGCATTAGGGCTGATCGGAGTTTACGACAGTACTAGGAGGAGTCCACATGCTAGAAAGCTGAGGAACTACAACCTGTACAACGGTAAATTTGACAAGTCGGATCTAGAACATGTAACAGATCCATTAGGTATGGGAGGGATAGCAGAAATGCCTGCATCCCTCCAGTACTATGATGTAGTTTCCCCAATATTTAATCTTCTTTTTGGAGAGGAATCTAAACGTAGATTTGACTATGTAGTCAGAGCTATGAATGAAGGTTCTATTACTGCGAAAGAAGAAGAGATGCAGAAGCAGATAGTTGACACCTTTAAGGGGTTAGTTGATCAGCACAGGGAACTTATGTCCAAAGAAATGCCTGACGCTAAGTCCGAAGAGGAACAAAAAGAGCAGGCCCAGCAAATCGAAGCTAGTATCCCTGAACATTTGAAGAGAATGGAAAAGTACTTTAAGTACGACTTCCAGGACATGAATGAATCCACGGCTGCTAAACTTTTAAAGTTCTTAGAGAAAGATCAAGACTTAAAGACTGTCTTTCAAAAAGGATGGGAGGATGCACTTCTCGCAGGAGAGGAAATTTATTGTGTTGAGCAAGTAGCTCAAGAACCTACAGCTCGAAGGGTTAATCCTTTGGAGTTTTATTGTTTATTACCTAATAACTCTGATTACGTAGATGAGGCGGAAGCAACTGTCGAGGATACGTATATGTCTATAAATGCTATAATAGATTACTATTACGAGGATTTAACTGCGAGGCAGGTAGATGATTTAGAGAAAGAGCAAGGATCTCAAAGTAATTTTGGAGACTCACTGCTTAACTATGAAAACCCTCCTAAACTAAGTGTTAAGGATGTGGATGAAGTTCCAGGGGAAACTCAGACATCAAGCTATAGAGATGAAGAAGGTAATCTTCGTGTCACTAAAGTTAGATGGAAGTCCATGCGTAAAGTCGGTAGATTATTTTACTTTGACGAGCAAGGGATGCCTCAAGAAGATATGGTTAATGAAACATACAAGATAGACGAAACCTTAGGGGAACGTATTGAGTGGATGTGGATTAACGAGTATTGGGAAGGAACAAAATTAGGAGCAAACATTTACATAAACATTAGGGCCCGCAACCAGCAGTTCAGAAAGATGGATAATATCTCTCACTGTAAATCTGGATATGTGGGAACTATATATAACGCGAACAACTCACAATCTGTTTCTTTGATGGATAGATTAGTTCCTTGGATATACTTGTATATCACAATGTGGTACAGACTAGAATTAGCTGTAGCATCTAACCAAGGGAAGATAGCGTTAATTGATTTATCTCTTATCCCTGATGGATGGGATGTAGAGAAGTGGATGTACTACGCGCAATCGATGAAGTTCGGTTTCGTAGATTCATTCAACGAAGGAAAGAAAGGCCAGTCTTCAGGGAAACTTGCAGGGAATATCTCTACCCAGAATAAGGTATTGGATATGGAAACTGGTAACTATATACAGCAACACGTACAGCTTCTACAATTTGTAGAGGAAAATTTACAGAGTCTTTCAGGAGTTACTAGACAAAGATTAGGGTCTATATCCTCTTCAGAGTTAGTAGGTACCACGGAAAGAGCTGTTGAGCAATCTTCTCATATTACGGAGAAATGGTATGACATTCATAACCATACTAAAACCAGAGTACTATCTACATTAGTAGACGTTGCAAAAGACGTATACTCAGGAAAAACTAAAAGATTCCAATACGTAGCAGATGATCTAGCGACTATGTCTTTCAAATTAATGGGAGACGAGTTTGGTTATTCTG